ATAGCCGTCTTTCGGGCAGATGCGTTCGTGACCGGCCCCGCGGTGATTATGGGGCAGGCCACCCTTCTTGAACTGGGTACGTGCGCTGTTTTCATTGAAGGGCATCTTCTTGCCCTTGTTCATTGGCGGTTCGCCTTTGACGAAATGACCAGTGCGCCCTGTCTTCCAGCCCTTGCGGGTGCAAAGTGACTTGATGCTATCAACAGACACATCAGTACGGCCAAACCGCTTCTGGAAGGCCGCGTGCAGATCCTTGCGTACCTGATCGCTGTGCGCCTCGATCCACGCCAGCTCTTCATCTGAGTATATGATCGCGCGACCCTTCATTCCGCATCGCTTTCGCTTGCACGGCCGCCGATCTGGGGCAGGTGGGGAAGCACAGCCTTGCCATGCTCGGCATATAGCTTGGCCGCTTTCAGGCTTAGGTCAGCGTTCGAGCTGATACGATCGGCAATACCGACCATTGCGCCGGCGCGCTTGATCTCGGTCTCGGTCTCCTCTGGAGTGAGGTTCTGGTCTGTCAGCCGATCGAGCTGGTCGAACAGGTGGTTATTCAGATCGGCAAGGCTTGTCTTCGACATGGTGGTTTTCCTTGGCTGGTTTCTGTCGATGGCCCCCGTTTCAGGGGGCCAGAAAGAGAAATCAGGATTCGGGCTTACCCATGAAAATTGGCAGGTCGGTCTCTTCCTTCGCTTGCGCGATGGTTTCATCGAAAGACGCGTCAAAGGATTTCTTGGGGTTGTAGATCGTCAGCGTGAACTTGAGCGCCGCGCCGTTCTTCCGATATCGGACCCGTACTGGCATCCTGTAGGCCGCACCGCTGAGGAACACAGGGATCGCAATGATGATCAGGTTCGGGATGTTGAGCGGTTTGCCGTCGGCATCCTTGTGCTCGTTCAAGAACTGGATCTCGGCTTCTCCTGTGTCCCGGTTTGAGGACACCTTTAGGTCGCTGGTCTCGAACACCTGAAACTTCTTTGACATCGCCAGCAGCTGGGTGAGCTGACCATAGCGGCCTTCAATCTGCTGGGCCGTGTCGATCAGGCGGTTTTCCCAAGGCTGGTTCTCTTCACTGAGCTTCAGCTGCAGCACTGGCGGGGTCGGGTCCATTATGTCTTTGGCGTTGGCCTCGATGAACTCGCCGAATTCATCTTTGTCCATCGGTTCGCCTGACGCGGCCATCCAGGTCTTCCACTCATCCGACAGCGGGAAATCGTACACCCCCCGATGGTTGCACGGCATCGCGGTCGGATCACCTTGGGTGCTTGATAGGTCCACAGGGCCGTTTGCATGGTAGTCAGCGATACAGGTGAGTGTCGGTGCTGCCATATCGGGATTGGCGAACATGGCAGATGTCGGACCTTTGAAGCGGTTTGCCCAGTCGATCATGCTGGCGAGATCAGCAAGACGTGCTGTGCCCCTGCGTCGGGCGGGCTTGAGGTATTCAGCTGCTTCACGGTGAAACCTGCTCAGATCCTCGACACGTCGCTTTTCTGGCACTGTGACAAGGTGCGCCTTGGTCAGGTCCAGAACTTCGGGCGTCTCGATCGCATCGTGATGGCCCAGCTTTGCCATAACGTCGCGCATGGTTTCAGCAGTGTTCTCGAATGGTGCCGGTTTGGATGTCGTCTCGGGCATTGGTATCTTCCTTTTTGGGGTGAGGTTAGTCGGTGTCGCGCACTTCGCCGGTTTCGGGGTCATAGTCAGTGACGTCGCGCACCGGCTGGTGCATGCGGGACATGAACGGGCTGTAGAGTGTCAGCTCGCCGTTATCGTTAATGTACGCCGCGGCGCTGCTTGGTGGCTTCTTCGGTGCCTTGAACGCGACGGTTGCCCCCATGGCGACGTCGCCTGATTTACCCAAGGCATAGTTCACCGTGATGGTCATCGACCCGCTGCAGCCCTTGGTGCCGTTCTCGGCCTTGTGCTCCAGCAGGTCGAGCTGTAGCTGCTTATGGCCATCCATAACTTTATCCAGAAAATCGCCATCATCGAATAGTGTCAGGATCTGTTCTAGGGTCCTCATTTTGTACGGATCATTTTGGGCTGGTCTGGCGACCTCGGTGCCTGGTGTTTTCTTGGCCATCACAGTGATTTTCCTTTTCTAACGTTGTTGGGCGATCCGCCCTGACCAAGCGTCGAACTCTGTGCGCAAGGCGGCGAATTGGGCTTGAGCGGGCTTGCTGGTGTTCAGCGTGGTCCTGCTGGTAATCTGGCAGACCCCGCGCAGGTATTCACCGGCGGCGCTGGCGTTAAACTGGTGACCGGGTAGGCCGGAGCGGACCGCAGCAAAGCGCTGGAATATGGGATCATTGCAGAGGATCCCCGCCTGCTGTGCAGGTTGCATATCGGACAGGCGCTGACGTGCGGCGGCGCTCATAGGATTGCCGCCAGAACTGAGCTCATCACCGCGGCAATGCCGCAAAAGATCGCGATGATGGTTATTGTTACCGCGGCCACGATGGCGAATGCTGCGCCTGGTATGGGGGCTGCGTCGTCTGGGCGCATCAGCCAGCATTTGGCACTGGGCCCGCAGGCACAGTCCGGCCAGTAGTGGCAGGCCTTGTTTTGCTCAGGCAAACGAGTGTTGTCGCCCATATCATCTATGTCCATCACGTCGCCTTTCAATTTGAGTAAGGAACCGGCGGACGGATATTGCCCGCCGGCTAAGGTGCGGCGCTAGAGGAGGTGCGCCGTTGCAGGAAGTAGTGTCAGCTGATGCCGAAGGGCATCCGCTGGAATGCGTGGGGTTTCACACAGTCGCGTTCGGCAATTGCGTTCGCGATCTCATCGTTGTGATTACGCGGGGTGTCATAGGGCGGGTGCATTGTGATGAAACCGTCAGCTTCAAGCTCTTCACCAGCGGGGTTGGCCAGTGCAGCGTTGGCAGCGGTGATCCAATCGCGGATGGCGTCCACTTCGGACGCGCCGCGTGCAATGATGCCGTGAAGGCTGATCTCATACAGACACGTTTCCACACTGGGCGCGACGGCGTATTCACCACCGTTTTCGATCACCTCGTTTATGAAGGCATCCTTCAGCGTGTCGGGATCGCTGTGATCAATCTGGGAAACGCCTCGGACAAAGGGGATAAGGCGCTCGTTCATCATGCTGCACTCGGCGGCAGATCATAGCCCTTTTCGCGGGCGATCTGTCGGACTTTACCAGTGATGCGGGCCGCGCGAGCGGATGCGATGCTGGGGCATTCGAGGCCGATCACATAGGCGGGCGGGCCGATGCGGTCGTGATCGACGGTTTGTCCGCGTGCGTTCTTGAGCCGTTCCCAGTTGATCGCCAGCACCGCAGGGACCTGGGCAAAGTGCTGCGGGTGGGTGACGACGTGTTTTGCTTTGTCGAGGGGTGTGGTCATTGTCAGCCTCCTTTGAATGAGGCTGATATCTAAATGGGTAATATCCCAATGTCAAAATAAAAGTGGGGTATTACCCAATTACCCCCTTACTGAAGTGGTGAATCGATTCAGCAAAGCTCGTAAATTAAGGGGTGTCCTCATCGGCAGCCGCCCTAATCGCTGTACCAATGCATGTTGCAAGTATTGCGGTACCCTTGCTGCCGTAGTCTGAAAAACGCAAACTGACGCCGATGACCATATTGGCACCTTTGTGATAGGCTTGTTGTTGCAAGTCTGCGAAGAGATCTTCTTTTATCTCACCCATAGCTTTTTGAGTGGTTTTACTCCTGCCGCCAACCACATCTCTCACGCCCGTCATCATGTCTTTAACAATATTCATCCCAGCAATGATTTCCGCAGAAACCAAGCCGAGTCTGGCGTCTATCTTCACGTCCAGGGCAGTTTCGGTCGTGAGTGTGATTGCCCTGATATCCCGCTTCTGGCGGAGCGGATCTGGTGGAGGTTGCTTTGGGGGGGTGGGGGCTGAGGGCTGAGAAGAAGCTGCTTTGCTCCTCATGTGGGAGCGTTCTTGCTGGCAGTTTAAACAATACCCGCCTTTATCAAGCTCGGAAAATGCAACATTAGAATAGCACCCTCGGCATACAGACATATCTTGCCCCACAAATTCGTTCTGGTATCGTTCTCTATATGGCACATTCGTCCGATGAACAGAACAAGCTTTCCAAGCTAGATGAGCTAACCGTTAGAAGGGCTCTTCTTCTGCTATGGCATCTCGAACGTCTACCGCCTGATGATCATAGTCTTCTGAGAGAATTGCATCTAGCGAAGCCTCAAGTATTGACTGCTCTCGGGCGGATAGTCGAGCGACCTTTTCAGCAAGAGTAGAGCGAATTTGCGAGGCGCTCAGGCCAAGGAATTCCTCGACGGTTTCGCCAAAAACGGCCGCGACACGGATTGCATCATCGACGGCCATGTTCTGAGATTTGCCATATTTTAGACTATAAAGGGCGTCTTTCGACACTCCTGATAGAGCGGCAATAGCCGTTACCTTCATGTCTGATTTTTCAAGGTGCTCAATAAAAGCTTTGGAGAAGGTTTTTTCCATGATGTTAGTCTACTTTTACGGCTCACCAAATTCGAATGGGAAATTGCCCATTGACGTAAATGGGAAATTACCCAATAACGTGTTGCTATGGGCTACAACACGATCCTTGCAGAACTCGAAACCTATTGTGGTGAGACCGGCCTTAAGCCGTCGACGGTTTGTGTGCGCGCACTGAACGATAGCCGATATGTGGCTCGTCACTTGCGGCGGATCGCAGCGCTTGAAAAGGATGCCCAAAAGATCAGGGATTACATGGCGGCTCATCCCGCTCTAGATGCCCAAGAGGACGCAGCATGACTGCCGCGCCCTCTCTCTGCCTTTCCCAAGTTGATGACGTTGCTCTCTCACACCCAGCAACATGTGATCGGAATGTAGGTATGTCTCCAAGAAAGTTTTCCCAACGAAATAAAGTGCTCACGTATCGGCAGCAATTTGCGGGCAGGTGGTCGGATTTTATCCGTGCCAATTTCGAAAGCCCCGAGCATGCAGCGATGATCTTTGGCGTCGATGGGTCGACCGCTAAGAAGTGGTGGGCCGGTAGCCATGCGCCATCGGGTTTTGCCGTGGGCTATGCTTATGAGCATTTTCGAGACCAAGCGCTGTGTCAGCTGAAGGCTGCGGCATGAGGGGATTTCTAAGATGGGTCGTCATTAAGGAAATCATCGTGGCCAACCATCTCGGAGCGGTTGGCGACTGGTGGGCAGCTTCGGCTGCCCGTCGGCTGGGAAAACTTTCTGCAAACTCTCAGGGGGATGATAGATGACACCACGTGGCCACGCTATAGCATTTCGAATTTGGCAGTACTGCCAGCCCCGCGGATGGGACTGCACAATGTCTGAGGTTTCAGCGGCGCTAGGTGTCCCTATGGGGTCAGTGCGTGCTGTCATCAAGCTAAAGAACTGGGGCGGCCGGCTGCGGGTGACCAAAACCCACTTTCGCGGGGCGGGTGGCAATGACTATGCGCTAAGCGCAGATGCCGTGCTTGATGGTTCCAGCAATAGACGAGTGGTGGCAGACCTGACGGGTGCGGTTCTGTGAGCGCTGTCACGTCATATGAGACTGGCCTGGGGGATGCCATGGGGTGGTTTGGCAGTGGCCACCTCATTGCGCGACCCCTGGTCATAGGGCGCGGCAGAGTTGTCCGACTCCTCGCCGCGCCTGCTGTTTTGGAGGATTGAAATTGCTAGGCTTTATCGCAATCTTGATGGTTATTCAGCTTGTTTTTCTAATCCAGCTTTGTCTATTTCTGCGAGTTCTTGTTCGATCTGATCGGCTAAAGACCGAAGTAACGGTGCTAGTTGATCAACTGCACGCTGACAAACTTCCCGATACTGTGTTCTCGCGGACTCTGCAGGCACAGCAAGGTTCAAGTAAATACTGCTGTTCATCGTCACCCCGTTCCAGGTGGTCGTAATGGGAATGCTTACAGCGGACATGAAATGTGCCGGGCTACCTGGCTGTGCTGCATTGTTTATCGTTACATTTCCATCGCGCTCAGTTGTTGCCGGTACGGCAGGAACTTCGTTTGAAAACGCAATATCTGGGTATCTCAGCTGTTCAAGCTTTATCGTAGGGTTGTCATCTTTCTTAATTGCCATGGGGAGGTTCCTTTTCTGCGGCATTGGTGTCGTGGCCCAAGTAACTAGCGGGGCTGCGCATCTGATCGGGCGAATTGTGATTGGTTCGCCCGATCCTGTTGCTTTACCTGGTCTTTTTCGTGAGCCAGCGCAGCGCAATCATTGCTGCTTCGGGGAAGGATCTGCCCCGAAACACGTCGCCGACGCGGTTTGCGTTGGTACCAAGCATTTGAACGATGTCCGTATAGCTGACGCCTTGATGCCGCAAAATATGTGCGGTAACGGCATCTTCCAATGTGAGACGCTTTCGCTTTACTGTGATATCGTTCAGTTGGATCCCGTAAGGGTTTCGCAGAATTGCCATGGGGTCTCTCCTTTAGGCAATGTGGTCCGCAGGCTTCCTAAGGGCCTTCGGACTGGTAAGGCCGCATTTGCAGGAGCTGCGGCTTTGCTCTCCTGGTCGGGGATCTTCAGTCCCCGATCAGGACTCCGTATCTACCACAGCATGCATAGCGGTGAACAAGAGTTTTCTTGTAGTGTGCGGGCAACAAAGCGTAGCTCACCGCAAGATTTCGTTATTGACAGCCGCGTTCACGCTATTGGTGGTGCCTGAGCATGTCGCCAAACAGCAATCCCTTGACATGCGCTTGGGGCGTTACGCCCTTCCCCGCGGAGCCTGACTATAGCTTCATCGAAGAGCGTTATGGAAAAGCAGGGCTTTTCAAAATAAATCAATCGGTTGAGGACGTAAGTTATCACCGGATGCATGGATTCGTCGCCGTGCTTTGCGATGTTGAAGCGACAACTGCGCATGAAGTTATGCACAGGCTAGGCGATCTGAAATGTCCGGCTGTCTGTTCTTCGTGCTTCGATCGCATCTTTCCGTCTGCTTTCGATGACTCACGGCAAAAAGAAGCTTTCTGGCGCACGATGCTGGATGAAGCTGCCGAACTTCTGGTGGTTCCCTTCACGAATTGGCGCGCTGACGCCGTCATATGGCGGGAAGTGACGAGCGCGCTGCGCGTGAACACGCGGGTGAGTGTCCTTACAGATCGGACAATAAGCTGATGTCGATCGAGCGCGATATCACCATAGGCGGTTGCCGCCTGATCCAAGGCGATGCTCGGGACATCCTGCCGTTATTGGACTTGCAGGCGGATCTATGTGTGACTGATCCGCCTTATGCGCTGTCGTCGGGCGGATCGCGTCCCGGTGCATTGGGCGGCAAGTTCTCCAGCACCGTCTATGATAATTCCGGCCTCCTGATGGAGGTGGTTGGCTGGCACGAGATCGGCGGGCCGATCTTTCGCGCGCTGAAACCAGATGCCGATTGCTACGTCATGTCCGAAGACAGCAATCTTTTCGCCGCCCATGGCGGCTTTATCGGCGCGGGCTTCAAGTTCCATAGCCTGCTGGTCTGGGACAAGATCGTGCCAAACCGCACACGGTATTACATGAAGGATAGCGAGTTCACGCTTTACCTGTGGAAGGGAAGGGCCGTCGACATCAACAATGGTGGCAGCAAGCGTGTCTGGCGCGGCCATCGTCCCGCTGACGCGGTCCATAACACGCAGAAGCCAGTCGAGCTGATGCGTCTCTATATCGAAAATTCATCGCTGCCAGATCAACTGGTTCTCGATCCTTTCATGGGGTCGGGCACCACGCTGGTCGCTGCCGTCCAGGCTGGCCGGCGCGCGATCGGGATCGAGAGATCACCAAAGCATTTCGAGACTGCCTGCGCACGGGTGCTGGCGGCGGTCGATGACCATCAATTTCAAGAGGAGCAAGTGCTATGAATGTTCTGGAAAAGCTTCAGGGGATGAGAGAGCAGGGCGATGCCTCTCTCGAAGTCATCAAGGCCGATCTCGCTAGGTTCGAAAGCGCGGTGAAACAGGTGGATGACGTCCTGATTTTCCTGCGGACTACGACCGATGATCTCGAGCGCATTGGCTTGGATGCGGATGTCACGTTCGACGCCGGCGCTCGGGTGTCGGTCAGTTTTGTATTGCCGGTTGTGCAGTCGCTGGCGCAGCAAGCGCCCAAGGCTGACCAGGCAGCGGCGATTGATGCCGATAAACTGCCCGAGACCTCTGCTGTTGCTGAAGACGATGTGCCAGCAGCGCCACCCTTTGCGCACCGCAAGACTGCCGAGCCGATCAAAAAACCCCGCGGTGGTGCGAAGGCGATGAAGGCGGGCCCGCGTGTCTACAAAGTCGGGCCGTTCAGCGACGAAGAGATGGAGTGTATCGCCAAGGCAATGGATGCCGGGAAAAGCCGGGATGAGATTGTCGAGCTGGTCAATCGCAGCAAAATCTCCGTCGGCATGAAGATCAAGGCGATCAAGGCAGAGCAGGCTAAGAAGCCGCGCCCGGTGGCCGCAAAGCCAGCGCCCGTGAAGCTGGAAGCCAAGGCTATCCCGAAACCAGCACCGAAGCCAGAACCGGCGCAGGAACTACCCAAGCTAAGCGCTGATGACCGTGCGGTTGTCACGCATCTGGATGGCCTGGGGTATTTAGGTGGCTGGTCAGCCGAAAAGGACTTCGAGATCCTGACGGGCTTGACCACTGGCAAGGCCGCGGCGCTTGTGGCCGATGAAATGGGTGTCGAGGTTGGCGACGTCGTGTCGCGATTCCGGGCGCTGAATACAAAGGTCGGTGACATCGGACACCAGTCGCGGCTGCTTCGTATTCTGCGCCAGCGGGCGGGGACCTGATCGTGTCCTTGAGTGCTCACACCGGGCGTCTTGCCCTGGTCGACATGTCCGAAATTGAAGAATATCCGCTCACGCGCGATGACCGCCTCAACAGCCACTTCTTCATGGTCTGGGAACGCCGGCGCTGGCTGAACTCTGACATGCGACTGAAGGGGCGGGCTGAATGCCGCGCGCTCTACTTCGACCTAATCAATATCGCCTGCGATCAGTCGCCGGTTGGTACCATCCCGAACGACATGGAAGTGTTGGCAAAGCTCCTGATGATCTCGGAATCCGAGTTCAAGACGCTATGCCAGCTTGAATACGGGCCGCTTCACAAGTGGCGACCGTGCCGCTGCGGTGATGAGGTTCGGCTCATGCATCCCGTTGTGCTGGACATGTTGATCGAGGCCGTGTCGCGCAAAGAAGACAATCGCGCCAAGATGGAAGCGGCGAACACGGTCAAGCGTGTCCAGCGCCTGCGGGCGACAGTTGCAGGTTTGCAGACCGAGATGAGCAAGAACGATGCTGCGGTCAAATGGATGGATGAGTGGTTGATCAAGCAAGGTGTCGGCTATCGCAACACCAGCTGGGTTGAGCAGGCGATGATGGCGTGGGCGGATCACCGGATGGACCTTGGCCGTGCGCCGCGTCGGGGTGCGATGTGATGGGTGTTCCGAACTGTCCGGTGGACACTTGGCGGACAATTGCAGGACAGTTCGAGGACACTCTTCGGAGATTGCTCAATTATTTCAAATGGTTCGTCACTCTGTCCTCAAGTGTCCTACACGACAGGGACATAGACAGAGACATAACAGAGAAACAGACACAGTCGCGACAGATCGAGTGTTGTGGCTGCTGATACGTGGCTAGGCTGAGAAAAGGGGAACGGCATGGAAGAGGCGACAGAGACCAAACGCGACCGTGTGCGCAGGCTGCTGATCGATCCATTGAAGGCTGACGGGTTCAGGTTTGCCAGGGGTGTGACGGCAGAGGATGCAAAGACGCGTCTGGATCGGCTGGCTGATGATCTGGCTTATTTGAAGGACGACGGGCTGGACGCTTTGCGCGTGTCGCTCCGCACCAAAGGCGAGGGTGCTGCGCGGTGCTTCTGGCCAGCGCCTGCGACAGTGCTGGGGCTGGCTGAAAGCTTTCAGCGCCGGCCACTGGATGAATTGCCCGCCTTGTTGCGCTGGTTCGCGTCTGCAGCGGGTGGTGCGGCGGTGCTGGGGGACCGGCTGGTGGCGGAATACTGGTTCTGGACGATGCACAAGCGACCGCCGGTGAAGCCGATGGATAAGAAAGTCGTCGCTGACAAGGCAGAGGAATGGCGGCGGCGTGTCGAGCTTGCCAAGGATCGGATCGCGCGGGGCCACACCATGCCCGATGATGACGCCCAGTGGCTTCAATGGTACCAGGGCAAAGTCACCTATGTCGAAGGGTTGGTTGGCAATCAGTCCGGTGTATCGGAGGATGCTGCATGATGGCGCATCGGACGTTTCAATTGTCTGGCCGAAGCTGGGGCAAGGCTATGGCGGCAGAAGCGGCAAGGGATGGCCTTGGTCGGGTGCGCAGGCGGATCAGCATCCAGTCGCTGCTTGAATGGGCCTTTGCGGATGAGTGCGCGTCGATCGACTTTGAAGACGCAGGCACATTAGCACCGGGATATGGTGCGATCGGAAATGCCTATCTGATGGCGCAGCGCGGCGCGCTTGGCTGTCGGATTGATGGTGGTGGCCGGTCGCTGCCTGATCCTGATGCGGATCTGGTCGCTGCTGCTGTCGCCATGTTGCCAGAGGGCTGTGGTGGTCGGCGCATGGCTGTGCAGATCGCTGAGCTGGCGCGGGCGAGGGCGATGCCTGATGCGTTCGTCGGGGTGCAGCCGCGCTGTGAGCCAAAGGACTGGCACGTCAATCCGTATGGTCGAAGGGCAAAGACCATGAGCCTCGGGATCGAGATTGATTCCTCAGGTCGCAAGGCGCGGCGTCACGATGTGCAGGTCTGTCCGGTCGTGTATCGGCCTGATGGCAGTCAGGTCGCATCCGCTCGGCGCAATTATTTGCAGTGGTGGTCTGCATTAAGTGAATTGCGTATCACGTTCGAAATCCACACTAATCTGTCAAGGTGGTCAGTCGATGAGTGTATGCCGCCCATGACACCGTGGAAGAAAACTCTTGCCGAATAAGTCTAGCCCCCCTAGGCATCATGCCAACAACACTTCTGCGCCCGGACGGTAAACCCGCTCCGGGCGCTTTGCGTTTGGGGGTCTCACATGGGCAAGCTGCGTCAGTTACCTGATGGCCTGCACCGGGTGTCGCCAAAGCTGGGATACCTCGCACCTCAAACGCGCAATGAGCAGAGCAGAGATAGAGACCGGCGGTTAGCATGGCGTAGCTGGTACAAGACAGCGCGTTGGCAGCGGCTGCGTTGGTCGGTCCTATTGCGTGACAACTTCACCTGCCAGATGTGCGGCGATGTCAGGTCAGACACGTCGCAACTTGTTGCAGACCACACGATCAGACACGGCGGCGATCCGTTGCTGTTTTGGGATGACCAGAACCTCCAGTGCCTCTGCGCGCCGTGCCACAACAGCGAAAAGCAGCGGGCGGAGCGCGCTGAACGATAGCCGGATGTCAGAAGGGTATGGGGGGTCAAATCCCTAGACCCTGATCCAGATCTAGACCGGCACCTTCCCTCACGCGGAGAATTTTTTTCGGTGGATGAACATTTTGACCTCTTTGGTAACCCTGTGCAGCCCGGTCTTGGGCAGCGCGGACGGCCAAGATATGAGGCAACTGATAAAGATCGTAACAAAGTCAAGATGTTACTGGCTTTGGGTTGGGGCAACCAACGGATTGCCAACGCTTTGGACATCTCGCTGGCCACCCTGAAGCGGTATTTTAGAGCCGATCTGAAAATTCGGGACGTGATGCGCGATCGCCTAGTTGCACGTCAATTTGAGATCGCACTTGAGCAGGCGAACGCAGGCAACATGACGGCGCTGAAGCTGCTGGACCAGATGATGGATAAGAACGATCGCATGTACGCCGCTCGCAGTCTTGAGCGT